CTATAAATAAAATAACTAATTGCTTGAGCACAGCTAAATCTTTTTCTGCTGTATAATCCATTTTTAGTTTTAAACATCTCTGCCCTCCATTTGTGGAAACATAAAAAACCATTTAATTGTGAATGTAGTTGCAATCGCAAAGCCTAACCAAAAGTCAAAGTTAATTGCTAACACCACACCCAAAAAGATCATTACAAAATGTAATGCAAAATAAAATGCTTTCAACATTAAGCTACCCTCCTTTCATTAAAAGTCATTCTTAAAGGTTTATTCGCGCATCTATAACCTCGGTTTGAAGTGTCATAAAAGATAACATATTTATCAGTTACCTTGCATTTTTCGTCCCAAACATAACAACGAGAAATAAACTTTTTATATTTCTTTGCATAAAAAGTTATTATGCCTGTCTGTCCATATTCTAGTTTTTTCATATTTATCCTTTCTATGTTATGTATGGGATTTTATATTAAATCCCATACATTGTCAAGTGTTATTGTTTAAAGTTTGGAAGTGCCTGTAAATCTTGGTTCCACCTTAACCCAATCTTTTTAGATACTTGGTCAAGTGCTATTGCAAGACTATCAGGCGTTCCACTTTCCATAACAACGTCAAGTGCTTTTGTTTTAAGGTCTTTAAGTTGTTTGAGTTTCTGCCCTTCAGGTCGTCTTTCAATCTCGCGTTGTGCAAGTTCGGAAGCCCAAGTTCTTAATTGATCCTCACAATCAGACAAAGTTAGCTCATCACTTCTATAAGAATTCCTTTCGGTAAATTTATAGTGAAGCTCTTGATCTTTTGGTTTTTTCTTTTCAAAAAATGTCATTGCAGTTGCTCTTGCATCTGCTAACATTTTTTCTGCTTTCCTAAAATTATCTATGATTTTTTCTGCGCCAATCTTTTTAGATAATTTCGCAACCGCTTTGTCAGTTGCTTCAGTTTTAAATTGTTTAACCAATAATTCCTGTTCCTCAATCATTGGGTTAAACTGCCTTTTCACCTTGTCCCTAAAATGGTCAAGTTGATACTTGGTCATTGTTTTACTCATATTATATCCTTTCTTTTGTTATGGGATTTTCTACCACTATTAATAAAATAAGTCAATCTTTATTTTTATTTTTTTTCTAGGGGAGGGTGGGCCCCGAGGTCACGAGCACAACTTATACGTGTATGCGACATTATTGACCATATACATTATGGGATTTTCTGATAGTGTGTATTTAATTAAAGAAAGGATAAATATATGACACAAGACAACACAAAAAAACTAATCAACGAACTAAAAAATGTTGAAAGTATAAAAGTTGTTAATATTGCATTGGAGCTTAACAAATTGCAAGATAAAACAACTGAACATCTTATAAAACTTGTAGCAAGTATGGACCAAAATATGAAATTACTTGCAACTAAAGTTTTAGAATTAGAGAAGAGATATGAGCGACCACAGAATTGAAGCGCTTGAAATTGGTCTTTATGAAGACTACCTGGAAGAGCTTCAAAAGAAATACTATGGAGGCATTAACAAAGTTTTAGGGGAGCCTTGGTTCACTAAAACAGATGCTGAAATGGAAGCAGAAGCAGAACAGAAAGTTAAAGAATTTATGGATCGCAATTCATAAACGATCCAGGCCCAGGACCTGCATTTCCTGGGCCTGATCCCTGGTCCCGCATACGGCTGCCAATCGTTGGTGGTTAAGGTGCGAAAGATGCCATCTCGTACGACGATCGTGCAACGACAGTGGGACCTGGGATCAGTTGTGTTAGCCTTGCTCGGCTAATATTAAGCTGGGTTTGCAAGTCGCGAACCGGATCAAGTGGAGCTGCAAGCTTCCACCGGAGCGATATCGACAACCTGTTAAACCTTAATAATCAACCAGCAAGCGCGCACCGTGGTAAGTGCTTAACCGCCAGCGGTCGTCGAATAACACACCTGGTCTAATTTATCCTTGAAACCGAAGCGCGAGCGCAAGCTCGCGAGCCGGGGGGGAGGGTGGGCCCTAAGGGCACAAGCAAGCGTTGTCAATAAAATTATTTTTTTTATTTAGTTGACAATTGTAATTAAATAATTATTATGGGATATTATGAGAATTGAGAAAGCAAAAGAAATTACAGGCAGCCTGAGCAAACCTTCAAAGATGCCGGGCCACGCTTACGGTTTACCGGCTAAAGAATGCAAGACCGGCGGCAAGCTGCAGAAGGTGAAGGGCTCGACGTGTTACGGCTGCTATGCATTAAAAGGCTGTTACGTTTTCAAAGTTGTACAAGATGCACAGTATAAAAGATTAAAAGCAATACGCCATCCTTTATGGGTTCGAGCGATGGCAATGCAGATTAACAGTAAAAAAACAAAATTTTTTAGATGGCACGATTCGGGAGACGTCCAGGACCTTAAACACCTGGCCAAAATTTTTGAAGTTGCAAGACGCTCCCCGGATGTTCAACACTGGCTGCCGACGCGTGAAGCGTGGACGGAGAAGTACCAGGACAGAGCGCCAGCAAATCTAAAATTAATTTTTTCTATGCCGATGGTCAATCAGGAAGCGGCGGGCAAGTTTAAATTCACCTCGACTGTAACAACAGATCCGAGCAAGGCGACTTGCCCAGCTCCGAAGCAAGACAATGAGTGTAAGGACTGCCGGGCGTGTTGGGATAAAAAAGTTAAAAATGTTGCCTATCTGGCCCACTAGTTTAGAATGATTCTAATGTGGCATCATCCAAAATATTACGCAGCGCTTGCAAAGATTCGCAAGCAGTTTGAGAAGGAACAAGCGGACAAGCGAGCGAGCGAGCAAGCACGGCGGGTGGGTGGGCCCACGAGCCGCGAGCAGGGGAGCGAGCAAGCAAGCGATCAAGCGTCCGAGGAGGACTCGAGCAACAAGCGTTGAATGTGATCCCAATCATTCATTGCGAGGGAAGGCGTTTCGCGGTGGTCTGCAAGCAGACCGGGGAGCGCGGTGCTTTTATACAACTTTATACATTTGAGGGAAGGTATCTGAACGAGTATAAAGTTACGTTTTATACGAGTTAAGTGAAACAACTTTTGATGTGGTGAGAAGTGTACTTTGTTGCCATTTATTACCTTGAGCTCAACCATAAAAAAACCACACTTATCATTGTATCCCAATAGATCTGGCACACCAAAGGATGCCCAAGATTCTAGTCTAGTCCACTGAATTTG